ATCGCGCCACAGCAACTGTTAGAACTAGATAAGACCATGCTAGATGCACTCCTGCAAGGTCTCAGAGATGAAGCGAAGGAGGTAGACGATGCCAGCAAGCGTAAAGGGCGGCGTTGAACTCCGCAAAGCCTTGCGTAAGTTTGCTCCTGATCTTGGTAAAGAAACTCAGAAGGAAATTGCTGGAGCCTTAAAGCCAATCACTAAAACTGCTAAAGGTTATCTACCGGATGACGGATCAGTCCTAAGCGGCTGGCTGCCAAGAGACAACTCTCAGGCTAGGTTCCCTGCTTACTCTGCTCGGTTAGTCAAGGCTGGAATCGGTTATAAGACTTCACCATCAAAGCCAAACCGTAGAGGCTTTAGATCACTCGCTCGTGTCTTTAACAAGACCGCAGCTGGAGCAATCTATGAAACTATGGGTCGCAAAACTCCTAGCAGTCGCTTTGTGCAGAATCAGAATGGCAAGTTTGGTGCACAGATGAAGGGCGATGGCAAGATGGAAGGTCGCGCCCTGTATCGTGCTTATGAAGAAAACCAAGGCAAGGCTAGAGAGTCAGTCCTTAATGCTATTAAGACAGCAGCCGATAAACTTAACGCAACAGCCAAGGCGAGAGGTTAATCATGGCAAATATAGTCATTGACATTGCAGCAGAATTTACTGGCAAGAATGCCTTTAAGAGTGCTGAAACTTCTACAGATAAATTAACTAAAAACATAAAAGGTCTAGCAAAGACTCTTGGCTTGGCTTTCGGCACACAACAGATCCTAGCCTTTGGCAAGGCTTCAATTAAAGCAGCAGCGGAAGATGAAAAAGCCCAGAAGCAACTAGCACTGGCTCTTAAGAATGTCGGGCTAGGTCGAGATGCAGCAGCCTCTGAAGGCTTTATCCAGAAGTTACAAAAAGAGTTTAACGTCCTTGATGACAATTTGAGACCTGCCTATCAGCAGCTAGCGGTAGCCACACAGAATACTGCCGAGTCACAGAAGCTCTTGCAACTTGCTCTTGATATATCTGCATCCACTGGCAAAGACTTAGGTTCAGTTACTTCAGCACTTTCTAAAGCATATTTAGGCAATAACACTGCCCTTTCTAAATTAGGCGTAGGCATCTCCAAGGCTGATCTAAAGGCTAAGTCATTTCAAGAGATTACAGCAGAGTTATCTAAGACTTTTGCTGGATCTGCTACTGCATCTGCTAATACATTTCAAGGCTCCATAGATAAATTAGGTGTTGCTTCTGCCAATGTTAAAGAGATTATTGGAGAAGGTTTAATAAATGCCTTTAAGAACCTAGGCGATGACAGCACAGTTAGCGATCTTGCAGATCAGATGGAAGATTTTGCTACTGAGACTTCTAAGGCAATACAAGGCATTTCCTTAATGCTTGCAGAATTAAAAAAGATACCAAGCATTCCTGGTCTTGGTGCTATTGGGCAGTTAGATAAACTCTTTCAATTTACCAATATTGGATTAGCCATTAAGTTATTTGATGCAGCTAATAAAGGTTCGGCTAATGATCCTATGGGTGGGCTTGCACACCTAGCAGAACTACAAGCCTATTTCACAGGCGCAACTCTTAAGACTTCTAAGAAACTAACAGCAGAAGAATTAAAGCAACTCAAAGCCAAGCAGTTACAACTAGCCATCGACAAGGCTAACCTAGCCCTTGGCAAGGGATCTAATGTCTTTGACATGGAGAAGATCCAGTTAGCAGCAGCCGAGAAGAGTGCAGCGGAGCAACTAGGCAAAGTCACTAGCCAAGCACAACTGCTACAGATTACTAACGACCTTGCTCGCCTAGAGGTTAAGCAGTCAATTCTAGACCTAGAAGAAGCGATAGCCTCCAAGGATGTTGCAGCCATAACTAATGCAACTAATAAACTAAATGCAGACCTTGGAATTCTTGGTGCTCTTAATGGTCAAAAAGTCAAACTTACTGAAATTGATGACATCCTTAAGGCTATTCTGCCTAAAGATTTAATTAACATGGCTAACCTTGATGCTGCTATTGCTAAATTATTAAGCATTAGCAAAATGGTTGTTTCGCCAACGATTACGCCAACTGGTACAGGAACTGGTACATCTACAGGTAAAGCCCTTACACCAGCAGAAATAGAAGCTTTACTTATATTGGGCAGAACTGTTCCTATAGTGCCAGATTCTAGTGGCGGTGTTGGCTATTCAGGTAGAGCAGGTGATTATGCTCCTACTGGTTTCCCTGGTGCTCAAAACAATAATGGCGGTAACACAATTATCGTAAACACTGGCATTGGTGATCCAAACGCTATCGCTGAGGCTATAGATCAAGTGCTACAGGATGCAGTAAGTCGTGGAACACTGAGAGTCGCATAATGCCTTGGCTTCCACAATGGCGAGTCACAGTAGGTGATGATGTCTATACGACTGTTACCTCTGTTTCGTATGCAACTGGTCGCTTAGACATAGATCGGCAAGCCACGGCAGGCTACTGCCAAGTCCAGATAGTCAATGCCGATAACTCAGCCTTTACGATCAGCATCACTGAGCCAATCACTTTAGAGCTAAAAAACTCAGCAGGGGTTTATAAGCAAGTATTTAAGGGCACAGTCTCAGACTTTAACATCGGAGTTAGAAGCCCAGACGAGACAGGCTTTGTTACCACTGGCACTATCTTAGGTATTGGTCCACTATCTAAACTATCCAAGGCGGTCTATAACACAGCCCTTGCTTCTGCCCTAGATGGCGAACAGATCGCGCTCATTCTTGAAGCAGCTCTAAGTGGCACATGGGATGAGGTTTATCCGACTTTGACATGGGCTACCTATCCAGCAACAGTTACATGGAATCAAGCTGAAAACTCTTTGGGTCAGATAGATCAAGGCGAGTTTGACATGATCCAGATTAACGCATCTGCCTCAGCTAAGAGCCAGACTCTTGTAGATCAGATAGCCAATAGCGGATTAGGCATAATCTCAGAAGGCAATGATGGACTTGTTTATTATGCCGATGCAGACCATCGCGAGAACTATCTCCTTGCCAATGGCTACACAGACCTAGATGCAGCTTATGCAATTCCTAGCAGTATCCAATCCCAGACCCAGACTGCTCGCCTACGCAATAGCCTTATCTATAAATACTCCACAGGCTATGCATCGCTTCTAACCTTGACAGATACTGAGAAGATAGCGATCTATGGGCTATTTGAGAAATCTACAGAATCCAATATCCTTAACATAGGCGATATGCAGCAGATTGCTGAAAGAGAACTATTTCTGCGCAATACTCCTAGAGGCTCACTAGGTGCGATCCGCTTTCGGTTAGATAACCCAGATTTACCTAGCGCAATGCTGGATGATCTTATTACGGTTTTTTGTAATGAGCCTGTATCTATTGACAACCTACCAAGCAATTTGCTCGGTGGAACCTTTGAGGGCTTTGTTGAGAACATAGCTGTAAATGCAACGCCAACCTATGTCGATATGACTTTGTATGTCTCAGCCACAGACTTCTCAATTCCACCGATCTAAGAATCCTCAATGATACAATTACTCAATCATCCCGACTGGAGAACTAACTGATGGCAACAAGTCCTATATATTCATGGCCAGAGCCGGACGACACTAGCCTTGTAAAAAATGGCGCGCTTGCCATGCGTACGCTAGGCAATGCTATTGACACGACTATGGCAACAATGGTTCCAAAGTCTATTGTCGATGCTAAAGGCGATCTAATCGCTGCTACGGCTAACGACACTCCAGCGCGCTTAGCAGTAGGCGCAAATGCCACTGTCCTTACAGCTGATTCAGCAGAAGCAACAGGAATGAAATGGGCAACTCCTGCTGCTTCTGGCTTAACTTTAATCAGTTCATCAAACTTTGCATCTTCTCCAAGTTTTACTATTGACAACTGCTTTAGTGCAACTTATGACTATTACAAACTTATAATTACTAACACAAGCGGTTCAGGTGGCGCAGCCCAGATTAACCTAAACTTTAGAACTGGTGGAACTACAAACACAGCATCGACCTACAATTACTCAGGCACAGCGCGACTTTATTCAGCAGGCACGATTGACGCTTCTAACGCAGCAAGTGCGAACCATGCTTTTATCTGGCGCACAAACGGATCTCTTTGGTCTGGAACCGTAGAAATCCTTAATCCTTTTGCAGCTCAAAGAACTTGGTTTACAGCCGATAAACTTGATACATATGAAGCAGGCACAGTCGGTGGTTATTTTGATAATACGACTTCCTTTGATGGTATTAGTATTAACAATACAGGAG